TATCGAAAACTTCTAAAATATAAGGATAAGTAGATGTTGTAATTATTTTAACAAATACTTTTGCTCTTTTATTATTTGGTCTTATATTAAAAGCACTAAAATTAGTATCCCAATCTATGGCAACCGAATTAGTAGTAATATTAATCTCAGGACTTGGAACACTCCATTCAGAAACTGATGTTGTCAAAGTTGTATAATCTATACTTAATGCTGTTGAAAGAACTTTTATTTCGCCCGAATAAGAATGCAACCACATGAACAAATTACCAAAAGCAGCACGATTTAAAAACTCCCTATCAAATGAAATATTATATTTATTTTCAATAGCTTCTATTATTCGAATTACTCTTAAAGCAGGTTTTAAATCAGTGTATTTTATCTCTCCTAAAACGTTTGTAATATCATCAGTATTTCCTGTTCCGATTTGAAAGTTTCTTATGCTTGAAATTAATGGATAATAAATATCGCCATTATTTATACTTTCATCTTGTGTTGCATCAAAAACAATACTCCTCGTAAAATCATGGTCAAACTCTGACAAGTCTAAAACTGTCAACTCATCATCTCCAAAGCTATCAGATAGGTTTACTACTTTTGAAAAAAAGCGAATTGTATAACTTGAAGGTTGAGAATTTTTAAGTTTAACATCTTCCAACTGAATCAGTCCAAATCTAAAAGGTAAACTGCCAATCTCAATCAACGAGCTTACACGAATGTTAGGATTAAAACTTCCATCAACATCAGAGTTATAATAGTGTTGGAATATTCTATTATTTGTATCAGTTGCCGGAACAGTAAAAGACTGCGAAAAATCGCTAAAAGTTTTTGAAATATCGTTTATATTTGAAACACTTGAATTTAACTCAAAGTTTTCATCCTTAAACAAATCAACCTTTATAAAATTATCGGGATTAGTTATGTCTTGTATGTATAGATTTGTTCCTATCATTGTACGTTATTGATAATGTCAAATGAATATTTAAAGTTAAATGAATATTGTATTAACTTATCGTTTAATTGTGTTTTATAAGCTACCGATTTACTTTCTAAATTAACCGGTAATATTTGGCCATCTTCAATAAACCATTTTTTCTCTGACAATAGCATTTGTTTTACGTTCTCGTTTTCTTCTTCATTTAGATAATCAGTATTACAAATGATTGCACTTCTTCCGTTTAAATTAAACGTGCTGTATTGATGATCCGTTGTATTGTAAATCCCAAAGTTAGAAGTCAACCCTCTGTAATCTTCACCATCAACTTCATCTGTTATTTTGTTTACCAACGTAAGAAAAAAAGATTGTGGAAATCCGAACTTATTTATAAATACGCAGTTGATAACCGGATATTTGCAACCCTCTAAAACATCGTAAGTAATTGTGCGAGTTTCATCCTCATAAACGAATTCACAAGTTATAGCATCGCCACTATCGTAGTCTTTTAAATTTATGCTTTGAATGTACTCTGTATTCAAATCTAAATTGGCAGTAATAGTTATTGGAGTTCCATTTACTTCCAAAGAAGTTAATCCATCAGTTATAAAATAAAGCCTATTATCTTCGTTTCTAAAATGTCTTTGATTGTTATTTGATATCAAAACCTTGCTTGATAATTGTGGATTGAAACCTTCATTAAAATAGCCATAACCATACATCGCTAAAAGAGTTCCCTCAACTTGAAAAACTTGGTCGTTATTATCAAAACACAACGCATCATATTTTACCCAACATGTGGCATCGGGTTGCGTTGGTTGAACTCCTGCCAAAAGATAATTATCAATGGTAGGATTTGTATTTTCTTTTATCAAATGGTTAATGTCAAAAGATATTGTGCTTTGGCCTAACTGAACAACCTGCTTTGATAGTTCATAATTTGGTAGTGTTGGCATTTCATTTACATCGCCACCATAAGCAAAGAATTCCATTGTAACCGTATCAAATAAAACGTTTGGAGTTATGCGCAAAGAATAGGTGCTTCTTACTAAAGCATACGTTAATGGCAACTCAACATTGGTGTTAATTATTTCATAAGTAATACCTGCCGTTCCGCTCCAACTTAAATTAATATTCCCTTCGCTTGAATCGTCAGGATCTACATCACAATGAATAGTATTTCCTGTTCTTGTAAAAGTAATATAATCGGGAACTGTAAAAGTTTGAAAATAGGTTAATAGGTTTACAGCTGTAGCGTTAACATCAGCTCCAATTAATATATCGGATGAATATACCGGAGTGGTTTTAAATACTCCACTAAAATAATTTGTTTGATATTCGCTAACCACATTTACAGAGAATAAAAAACTTACTCCGTTGGTGGGGTTAACATCTAATATTACATTAATTCTTTTTCCCATCTTCTAAACTATATTTTAAAAACGATTCAACATCTAATCCGTATGCTTCTGATATTGTATTATCTAATCCCTTAAATCCAACTTCAAAGGCATCAGTAAAAAATAAACTCGGCCTTAATCCTGTATTGAAAATTGACCTTCTAATATTGAATAACATTTGTGATCTACTTGCAAACTTTCCATTTGCTCTCGGTGCTATTCCTTTTCTAATTACCCAAGCATTGATAGCAGTTTTAAACATTCCTTTCGGTGCTGTTCCTGTTCCAAATTTATAAGGACTATCTGGTGCTTTACTACTTGACCTTGCACCCTTAACTCCCAAATCTTGAAACGTTCCATAATCTTCCATCGAAAATAAAATCTCAAAACTATTAGCACTTACTTTAAAATCGCCACTAATTGACTTCGATAAATTACCTGTTGCGTTTTTACCCTTCTTTGCTAAATTTGTACGTGCTTTTGAAACAACCTCATTGATAAATTGCTTTAATGCTATCTCTGTATTTTTTTGGCTAACAGACATTGATTTCGTTGTTCGGAATTATCAGTTCTAATTCAGTTCGCCACCCATCCAACAAATTCATATCTTCAAATATGATAGGTGTTAATGTAGGTATGTTATTCAATTCAATCTTATCAGCATTATTTTGAAGTCTTAACTTTGTAACCAATCTATTTAAAACAGCATGGCAAGTATTAAGATTATCCAACTCGTTATCGTTTTGCAACCATTTATCAGTTACTATCTTTTTACTTATATTTCTCAAATCAACCACAGCAACCTCAAACGTAAAAGATATAAATTGATTGTCAGCAGTTGAAGATGTAACTTGCAAATGCGCCAAAGGGAATACATTTTTTTTATTTATATCCATACCCGACTTCAACCCATGTACAATAGTATGAACATTGACATCCTCTTGGAGCAACTCTTTTAGTAATTCAATCGTTAAATAAAATCCTCTCATTTGTTTTGCTTTTTAATCATTTCAATTGCGCACTCTGACTTTTCCTTTTCAAATTCCAATATTCTTAACGTTTTTGTAATTGGATATTCCAATACTTCTTCTTCTTCTTTGTGGTTTAATTCTGCTAAAGCTCGGATGCTAACGTACCAACCCCACTTTGCGTTAAATAGGCTCTCCCTTGTTTGCTCTTTTTCAAAATAGACATCGAATAATCCACTGTGTAATTTCCTAAGTCTTTCAGTAAAGCGAAAAAAAAAGCACACGCACCAAAATAATACTCACTTGGAGCATCTTTAAATAATTCATGAGTGCCGGTATAAGGAGCAATATCATAAAATGGCTCTGTTCTTTTAAACCAATTACGCTTAAACTTTACAACAGGGCGATATAATATTGACATCGCTTTGTAAAACGTTTCAGGTTTGGCCATATACATCTCCAAATCGATATATTCAGCGGTTGAAAGATTGTCTAACTTTGGAATGAATCCATAATGAACACCTTTGTAAACAAATCTGCGATGAAAATTAGGATCAATGGTTAAAGTCTTATTAACTATTTCAGTTATCTCTTGAAAGTCTTTTAACTGCAATAGGTTTGTATTTTCAATCTCACAAAAGATTGATACTAAATCCTGATTAGTTTGCTCCGAGTTTTGAAACTCGACAAATTGATTTAGTGTAATATCCTGTAATGTTGTTGGTATGTTTATCTTCATACCAATATAACGACAAAAAAGAGTTTTGATTTTATCTAAAATCAGATATTGATTTGCGGGAGCTACCGATTAAATCCCAAACTGCATATCCAAGGGCATCGAGTAAGTGATTGTAATCGTCAATAGGTGTTTGACTTTTCTTATCATGCCAAACGTAATTATTTAACTCTTTTATTAGGTTCGAGCTTTCGCTGTCAACTATCAATTCGTAATCTTGCACCAAAGCAATCCGTTCAATTATAGTTGGCTTTTTAATTCCTTTTATATTTAAACCCCTGCTCTTTAATTCTTGAATAAGTCTTGGCTCTGCACTATCAGCTACAATTAAAGACTTATTGCAGTAGCGTAAATTTTCATGATAAATATCACTTGTAGTTAATGAGGCCTTGTATAAATATTCCTTTGCGTAAATGCGTTTTTTACCTTTGTCGATTGATACTTTTATTAGCGTTGTTGGATCAATACTAAATCCAAAATCTTGTCCGAATATTACCGTTCCTACTTCTTCAAAGTTATCAATTCGCCAATTATTAAAAACAACTCCCTCCGCTTTGTTAAGCCATCCGCCTAATATTTGATGTTTATACTTTTGCGGATTGGTTTCTTTTATGCGCAGTATTTCATTTATAAAAGATTGGTCCAGGTTATCGATGTTATCCTCGTATGTGGTATGTATATATGTTACATCATCTTTAACTCCATTGAAGCCTTCTTGAACTCCACGCTCTTCAAAGAACTTTTTATAAATCCAATGTTCTTTTGTGCTTGGGTTAAGGATTAAAATAACTCTATTCTGTTTACCTTTTTGCCGGATGGATAAATTGATTTTGTCAAAGGTGCTTTCGTCAGTTAGTTCTTCAGCTTCATCAAGCACCCATGTTGTAACTCCCTGGAGCGATTTAAGATTTGCAGTTTGATCTCCGCTTGATGTTCTTATCCCCTTAAATATTATTTCGCTATTGGATTGCTTATTCTTTATTTCTGATTTTGTGACCTCAAATAATTGATTCAATTGCATTAGATCAATCTTTTCCTGGAACTCCGGTATAATTGAAAGATGCGCACTTGTCATTGTCTGACGAGTGAATAATATTTTATGGCCTTGTTCAAACGATAAAAGGTTGGTAAAAGTACCAACCCCGAATGATTTACTTGAGCCTCGGCCACCTGTAACTATAAAGTAACGAGTATCATTCTCAAATAAAGGTTTGTATTTATTGTTGAGAGTAATCACTCTTTAAATTTAATAATATCTTTTAACTCAAAGTTATTAATGTTTACGTTTTGGTCAACTGTTTCTTTTGGTTTACCAAGTAAATGTTCGGCTATAAATATCTTACCCCTATCGAAAGTAAATAGTTCTTTTATAACCTCAATACGAGCTTCTGCATCAGTAGTAACTGATTTGATTTCCTTTATAGCAGTAAGAATATAATAGTTAGTTTTTTCTTCTTCTACTTTTGTCGGCCTTCCTTTGCTTAACTTATTTCCTTTTTCAAATGCCATTATGTTAAAAGTTATGTTTAAACATTATTACAATAGCTTCTTTAATTTCTTAATAAATGAATTCCAAACTCCGGGGCAGTTAGTGCATGGATCAAATGGTTTCACTCGGTAGCATCTAAAATATATGCTTGATATTTTATTTTGCATCTCTTTATTTAGTTCCGTTGGATTGGATGCAAACAACGTGCCTAAATATTCTCTTTCGTCATCTTCTAATTCCAATGCGCCAATCGGGAAAAGATTGTTAAGCTTTTCTTTTCTTTTTGTGCAGCCATCACATTCTTCAATTCCAATTGCTTCGGTTATGGATGCAATTATATCTCCCGCTCCTGTAATTTTTTTACGTCTTCCCATAGTTGTTCTTTTGTTTTTTTAACCGTTTTCTGAATTACTAAAAGATTTATACCTGTTTGTCGAGATAGTTCTCGTTGGCTCATCTCTTGGGTTGTTACTTTTAAAAGTTCACGTTCAAAAAAAGGTAAATGTTTTACTTTTTTTAATGTTATTTCTTTAATTTCGTCTAATTCAAAATCGTAAGTATCTGCAAAGGTATTACAATTATCAATCAGTTCAACTGTTTTTGTTTTTTTGTCCTTTAGTTTATCAAGCCAAATGGACTTGATTGCAAAGTAAATATAAAAATCATTGACCTTTTTATCGTAGTTAGCAAATTTTAGATACATATCCTGTACAATATCGTCAGCGGTATCATGACATTTACAAATATGAAATGCCATTTTGCGCCAATCTTTATCCCGCTTTGCTAATTCTTCAAGCATTTAATTTTTATTCATTAGATTTCTAATCGCAATATTTTTTTTAACTTCATCGTATAGTTCGCCATTAAACTCTAAAATAAAATCAGTCCCATTTAATACAAGGCACATTGTTTCACTATCTATTACATAACAACCATTCACATCAGCTATAACAAAATCGAAATTTCTATATTCCTGATCCTCTTCCGTTTGAATTAAAACTCTTGGCTGCTTCATAAAAACAAAGATATATAAAAAATAATTAGAAAAATGTTTGGTAGTTTATTATAAATAACTATATTTGCATATAATTA